CCCCGATCCTGCGGGGGCGTGTCGTCAACAATCTCTACTTCCACATCAGCGGTAACTTCACCGCCTTTGGCTTTCTCTTCAGTTTGTTCCTGTTCGTCAGGAAACTTGAACGCGTCATTAGGCATGGCTAAATCCTCTCGGGTCTTCGACCACCGCTTCTACGGTGTCATCGTTGATGATGCGAAACTCACGGTCGTGAATACGCACGCGGGTGCCTGCATAGGGGCGAGTCAATACAAAATCGCCCTCCTTACACCACGGCCCGGTCGGAAAACGCGTCGTGTCCGAGTACGCCATGTCGCCCATCTTCACCACGAAGAGGATGTGAGTAGTAAGTTCCTCACGATCCAACGTAGCTTCCGCCTTGAGGATGCCACCTTCGTACTTTGCTTCGATCTCCGGAACCATACACAGCAGCTTATAGCCCTTCGGCTGTGGAAGTTGCTTAGCCTTGAGTGCGGCTTCAGCAGTTGCTTCCTTATCTACACTACTCATCTGCGTCTTCCTTAGAACGTTTTGCGAGGTCTTCGATGATTTCCCCTGCGAGGTTAAGACCCCGAAGTTGCCCGCAGAGGAATTTGTATTCAGCGTGGTCAGCACACCGCCCGTAGGCGAGGTTATCAACCAACGTTTTGCGCTCGTCAGCTAACTTAAGCTGGAGCAGTTCAAAGATGTCCACAGGGGATTACTCTCCTTTCTTAGGTTTTTCTGCCTGCTTGACTGCATCCGCGACGGCGCGCGACTGTCGCTCAATACGCCGCTCGTTAAGCTCGTCAGCCTTAGCTGCTGCGTTAGTAACAATCTTCTTATTCTCAGCCTCGATCCGCGCCTCGGCCTCCATCCGGCGAATATCAAGCTCATCGGCCCTAGCCGCTGCATCAACTGCCAGTTTCTTCTCCTTAACGCCCACTTCCTTCTCGCGTATCTCCAGTTCTTTCTGCTGCATCTGAATAAGCGGGTCTTGCTGTTGCTGCTGAGCCTGTTGGGCTTGAGCTTCAGCTTGATCTTTCTGCAGGAGTTTGGCGGCGGCCTGTGCGGCAAGCTGCGAAAGCTGCACTTCGACTTCGGGCGGCAGGGTGTGCTCGCCATCTTCCTCGGGCACCGGCGGCAGGGCTGCGCCAAGCTGCTTTTCGATCTCACGGCGATATTGCATAGCAACATGCTCCATCACATGCGCCATCGCAGCGCCCTGAATGGCTTGGGCCTGCGGACTCTGCCCCACTGTCGCTGCAAGCTTCGGGTCTTGGATGGCTGCCATGTGCACGGCAAGGTGAGCCTCGTGGTCCTGATACATGAACGCCTTTACAGGCTTACCCATGAGGATGTTCATGTTCTCGGTCACCGGGTCAACAGGCCGCATGTCCTCGGGCGAGGGCACGATCTTGGCTGCGTTCTTCACCCCCAGCGTCTCGATCATCTGCCGGTGCAGATACGGCAGGTCATAAATCTGCGGGGCGTCCTTGGCAAGCTGCATCACGGCCTGATACTGCGCAAGCCGCTGACTCATCGTGCTGGCGTTGGGGTCTGCTACCGGCAGGACGTTAGCGTTGTCGTAGTCGGCCTTCTTCGCTTTGCGCGTGCCTTCTTCCGGCTCGTAGTTGTATTCATCCGGGGTGTTGTCGCGGATGATGTCGCGCAGCAGGCGGAACTCCTGCTTCATCGAGTAGTAGATGCGAGCCTGAACCGCGCTCATCACCTTCAGCATCCGCTCCAGAACTGCCAGCGTGGTGCCCACCGGAGCCTGCGCCGAGGTGTCGCTGATCTTAAGCTCTGCCACTGCGGCAAACCGCCGACCGTCCTCGACAATCTTGTCCATCAACTGCACAAGCGTCTGGCTCGGCTCTTTGTATGGCAGCGGCATGATGTTGTCACGCACCGAACCGCTGGGCACATCCACGTCCCTGAACTCACCCGGAGCGATGGGCGTGTCATCCCCCTTGACCCGAAGCCCGCGTGCCTTAAGCCCACCGGGGAGGTTAGAGAGCGTGCCTGCATCAACAAGCTGCCGCATGAGCGAAGTGCCCGCCCGCGCGTGCCCACCGATGAGGTGAATCAGGCCGAAGTAGTAGAAGCCAAAGCCGGGGATGTAGCCGTAGTGGACGATGTGCTGGCGCTTCTGATACGTGTCATCATCCGGCTCCCAGTTACGCCGGATCGCAAGTATTGTCCCCGTGCCCTTGTCGATGGTGATGATGTAAGGAACCGCAACGCCTTCTTCCGCCCGGTCCTTCGCAAACTCGTCCGCGTAGCCATACTCCGACAGGTCGCACTCAACCTGCATCTCCAGCAGCAGGTAGCGGTTGTCAACCGTAGCCGACAGCCCGGTTTCTTTCGCCTTCTGCTTCTCAACGTCGTCCATGACGTTGATCGGCTCCCCAAGATCAACATCGCGGTAGAACCCCGACACCTGCAGTCGCCGCAGTTCGTTCTTGGTCTTCCGCATGCGATGCGTAGCGCGCTCGGCAGTCTCGATGTTCGCCGCACCGTACGGCACCACGATATCTTCTGCCGGGATGAACATCGCCACCTGACGGTTAAGCGAGGGGTCGAAGTAGACCTTCTTGAACGCGTTACCCGACAAGCACAGGCTAATCAGCATGCGCTCATGCTCCGGGCGATACTCCTTCATCACCTCGGTGAGCTGGTAGTTCATATCAGCAGCCACGCGCAGCGAAGCTGCCTTCTTCTCCGGGGTCTCTTTGCCGATGATCTCGCCCTTGACCGGCCCCATCGCAGGGAAGGTCTCCATGATCGTCTCGGCTTGGAACTTGACCGCGCTCTCCATCAGCAGCGGATGGAACACACCACACGCCCCCGGCCACGGCTCGGTGCGCTCTTCGTAGTCAAGACCCAAGAACTTCAAGCCATCGGTATAAGTTCTCAGCCAGTCCTTGCGGCTGGTGAGGTCCGATTCATAGTCGCCTATAAGGTCACCAGCAAGCGACTGCAACGTCTGCTCGTCAACTTCATCTGCGATGTTGGCTTCAAACTTCTCGTCCTCGGTATCTTCTTCCGGCGTGAGACTGATCTCCAACCCGTCCATACCGATAATCACGGCATCCGGGTTCTCAATCTCAATCTCGATCTCCGGTTCTTGAACCGCGAGTGCTTCTATCCCTTGCGGGGCTTCGTACAGTGCTTTGTCGATTGCCATTTACACCACCTTAACAGGCATACCCTCAGGCTTTGCGAGGGCTTCAAGTTCACGATATTTACCGATGATTGCTACGCGGAAGCGCATCCTGTGCATAGTGTCCTTACGGTCCACGTACCGATAAGCCCCAGTGTTCCAATCAAATTCAACCCCGGCGGGAGCCACCACAGTTTCCCCACGCGGAGTATCTTCAATCTCTTCCGCCGTCATCCATGCCTTACCATAGGTAACCAGCTCTCCGGACGCAAACTCCGGCGTCGCCCTCCACACTGCTTGCTGCTTGGGATCGGCAAACGGGGCGAACATATTGATGAAGTGCTGTGTAAGCTGCTTCTTGGCCTCTTCTGCATCGTCGCCTAGAACCCCGGCAGCGAAGGTCTGGTACTTGTGGTAAGACCCACCGGGCGCTTGGTAGTGGACTCCGGGCTGACCCATCCAGCATTCAAAATTATGCTCAAACCACGCACGCAAATCGGCAGGCGTAGTCGCCAGCACCGGCACCGCTGCGATCAGCGGGACACCGCCC